TATAACTCACAATCGTCCAGTGATGTGGGTGATGAGCTCTTGTCCGAAAGTGAGGATGAGGAATTTATTGAGAATCGCGCGAACGAAACTCAGTATAGTAAGAATGCTGCTGCGTGGGCTAAGCATATGGATAACTTAGCAGGTGATGTCCCAGGAAACGACAAGAAGTCGAAGCACTTTAAACCTGATCTTCAGGAAAGTGCTCCCGCTTTGAAGTCGATTCCGGAGGAAAAGGTTAAAGATAAGGTTAATACAGCCGGCTCATTGAAGACTGAGACAGCTAAGTTGCGTGAGCGACCTGTTGTTCCAGAAACTCCTCTTGAAAAGGCGTCGTGAGTGTACTAAAGTCGGTGAAGACTGGCTGCGTGGTTCACTTTGTGTTGTTTGTGGCAAGAATCATGATAAGCTTCTTGACGCAGTTCAGAAGAAGATTGCTGAGAAAAAGGTTGCAGAGACGCGTGAGTTGTTGAAACCACATGTCAATGTTGCCCCTAAGGAATCTAAGGTCCAGGTGAAAGCGTCACCGCCCAATGTGAAGAAGGATTTGGATAAGAAGTATCCTCCCTCTCCTAATTGGCTTGCTTTTCATGAGCGTAAGGCTAATGAGAAGAAGGCTTACGATGAGTATCGTGAGGTAATGGAGTCTGAACATGCGTCAGAGCAAACCAAGAAGCTTGCCAAAGACAAGTGGGTCGCTGCGAAGCATCGACGTTTTGAAGCGTTTAATAAAGCGAAGGGTGAAAGTTTGTTGGATCCTAAAAGTGTCAAGGAAGCTATCAAACCAAGTTCTCCATCAGCAGGTAAAATTGTTGAAAGAGAAGCTTTGGTAAATGGTGCTCGATTTGACACTGATCACGTGAAAGCGTGTGTGGGTTTGGCGAATACTGAATTTGGAACTATGAACGCCACCTTGTCGATGAATTCGATTTTGGTGATGGCTCACATTTTCAAGGATCAGTCTCCTGATGTGCCGATTAAGTTTCGCTTTTGGAAACGACAAACGAATGGTAATACAACGATAAAGAGTATCATCACAGTTGAATATAAATTCAGTGATGGTCGACGTGTCGCTTGGGATACTATGAGTTTTAATCGTACGGAGGAAATGTTAGGAATACCTGGTTTGGCTGTTGCTGATCTGAAGGTTTTGGATAAGGTCAAGTTGATTGGCTGGGACTCGGAAGCGGCTTTTCTTGCTGATACGATTCAGGATGACTCAGGACGTGTGGATGAGTTGCTTGATTGTAAGGATGCAGAAGCTGATATCTGGGGTAACCAGTGTACTCGAAAAGCTATTTACAAGATTTCTTCGGAGCGTGGCTTGTGTGCTGCGCCAGGTGTTAATGAGTTTGGGAAGTTGGTGTTGCTCCATGACGCGCGTGGTGTGACTAAGAATGTTGGTGTGGTTATGACTAATTCTGTTCGTTTGAACGTTACTGGTTGTAAAGCTCCGGTTTTTTAAGTCGCCCGTTGCCTGACATGGAGCTCTGGCAGAAATACTATGACAAGTATTTGCATAAGCCCATCTTCATATGCCAAGGGTTCGAAAAGGACGGGCGTTTTAAGAAGACACCATGCTTCTCTCATTATTTTAAAGGTTCCAACGTTGATTATGTTGGTCGTGTTCATCGCTTCACCAATTTTCGTTTTAAGGAAGTTATGAACACTTCGTTTGTGGAGTTTGCTAGAGAAAAGAATCTCAACCTCGACCCAGCAATGGTGTATCGTAAGACAGAGTCAAATCTGGAGGCGGGGATGAAGTCGTGTGCGAAGTATGATCGTGCGCAACCAGTGCTTGATGATGGAGCATGGAATCTGGCAGGCGAATGGACTCTACGTCACTTTCAACCATTTATGGGTGGAAGTGTTGTCGTTTCTAAGGAGGTCGCGATGAGAGAGTCTGATCGGATGACATCTGCTGGTTTCCCCTGGAACATGAAGTACAAAAACAAGGGAGCATTTTATGATGTTGCTAACGCTTGCGCTGTGCTTGATGATTTCTGGGAGGAACTGGCGATTGCTGAAGAATTAGATTCTAACGTTATGCGGCCTATTTGGCTTTGCTCTGAAAAAGATGAACTTCGTACGGTGAAGAAGATTCAGAGTAATGATAATCGTACTTTTACTGCATCACCGGTCGAGCACACGATTTCTTTAAGTAGAATGTGTATCGATGCGAATAATAAGTTTTACCGATCGAATGGCAAGACTTGGTCATTTGTGGGTGGTAATAAGTACTTGGCGGGCTTTGATACGTTGTATCATCGTCTTGATAAGCATCCGAATGCTTTTGAACTAGATGAAAGTCAGTATGATTCGTCTTTGTTTGCTCGTGCTATGTTTGGTCAGATGGAACTCCGATGGGAGTGTTTGTCCGAGGCGGAACGCATGGGTGACAGAGGTAAGTTGAACCGACGTCGTCTGGAGCGATTGTATGAGGATATTGTGCATAGTGTTATCGTGTTGGAGAATGGCGAGCTCATTCAAAAACATACGGGGAATCCAAGCGGTAGTGGCAACACTATTGTGGATAACACGTGCATTCTGTTCCGATTGTTTGCATATGCCTTCATTGTTCTTAATAAGGAAGTGAATGGCGAGGAGAACAAGCGTTTGGTTTTACAAGCCAATACGCCTAGTATTCTTGATCGTGTTTATGGGTTGCCACGATTTGGTTCGTATAAAGATTTTATGGATCATGTCGAAGCAGCTCTTAATGGTGATGACAACACCTACACATGCTCTGACGAGATTGTAGGGTGGTTTAATCCCATTAACATCGGTCGTGTGTGGACCGGAATTGGTGTAACAACTAAGACGCCGTGTGAAACACCTAGAAAGTTGAGTGAGTGTACTTTTCTTTCACAGGGTTGGACTCTGTATACCGAACGCGGATCGCCGTTGTGGCTTCCTCGTCCTGAGACAGACAGAATCTTGTCCTCACTAATGTGGGGTAGTAATGTGGATGATGTGCGTTGGCATTTGTTACGTGCGTGTGCTTTAAGGATTGATTCTTGGGGGAATGAAGAATGCAGGGTGATTCTTAAGTCGTATATTGAATGGTTGTGGCTTAATCACGCTGACTCGATGGTTGGTAGTGTTAATGACATAGACATGTCGTCGATTATGGCTGTTAGAAAGAGTGATGATTGGATTTATGGCCTGTACTCCGGCTTTGAGGGACTCGTCGACCCGCGAGTAGAGTCCTTTAAATTTCCTTTTATACACTGTCACACTGATCTTTCTTTTCTTTCTCAAGTTGAAAATTCATTTTAAGTATTGTTGTTTATTTATTCGTTATATTTGTTGTTGTTTGCCTTTTTGTACGAATGCCGAAATCGAGCATGAAGAAAACTGGATCAAAGAAGTCCAGCGGTGGGAGTGTCAAGAAAAGTGTCAAGTTAGAGAAGAACGGACACACGGCACAATCAAACAAGAAGTTCAAAGCAAAAATGGCGGCGAAGACGACCTTAGGGAAGGCTTCCAAACCGAAACAATTTAACGATGAGATTTACAATTCTGTGCGTCCCCCTCCTCCCTTGGTTTCCGGGCTTGGTGCATATCATATGGCCAAGAAAGGTATTCCAAAGAAGGGTGGTAAGTCGCGAATGTTGGGTGCTCCAAAAATCAAAGGCAAAGGTGGCTTTTGGTCGGATTTGGGCACATTGGCGGGGGGCGCTGCGGGAGCGTTCTTCGACGCCCCTGAGATAGGTGCGTATCTGGGAGGCAAGTTGGGTGGATGGGTTGAAGGTCGTGGTGGTTACCGTTGGCGTCAGGCCCCTGGTGGTCCTGGTATGTCTTCGTTTGGTTGTACTACGGATGACATTCCTTCTTTTGGTGAAGAATCGAATGTGCTCACAAAGATTGAGAAAATTTGTGACATCTATTCGTCTGAGAATTTTGCTATTCAGACGTTTCCGATTAATCCGGGTCTTTCAGAGACTTTCCCTTGGGGTAGTGATATTGCAGAAGACTTTCTGCAGTACGTGCCTCAAGGAACTATCTTCGCGTACAAGGAGGATTCTACGTCGTTTATCTCCACTTCAAATCCCAGCTTAGGTAAGGTTTGGATGGCGATTGATTATGATGAGTCGGCTCCAGCGTATAGTAATACTGAGCAGATGGCGCAGGCGTATCAACAGGAGAATGATGTGTATACTAATTCTTTCCTGTTGGGTTGTGAAGATCGTACCAAGAACAATCAGGCGTTAAAGACGTATTTTGTTCGAAGTGGTCCTATTGCTGATGGGGATACTCGATTTTATGACTATGGCACGCTGAATGTTGCAGTGGATGGTTGTTCAACGACTGGTGATAAAGTCGGTGAACTTTGGGTTACGTATAAATTTCTGTTGCTGAAACCTCAGCTCTCTCGTTCTTTAGCGAGTACAGCTGGTTGGTATCATGCTTCAGGAGTTGCTACGGCCGTTGTTACTAATAATGATCAAGGTGCGTTTGGTTATGGTGCTGTTGGTGCTAGTTATGGTTCTCCGACAATGGGAGCCAATTCTGGTTTAACTGTTACTTATCCGAACAATTCCAACATCAATGTTTCGGCTTTGCAGACGGGTAATTACATGCTTGTTTGGAGTGCCACTATGAGTAATGCGTCCGTGAATGGAAATTATTTTGGTGACACAGGAAACACGCAGAGTCTTTATGTAGGGAGTCCGCAAACTGTTGGTGTTGGTGGGTTTGGTGTTAATGGTATAAATTTGTTGCAAGGTGGTTCAACGCAGTATTTGCCTACGACGAATTATAAGATGACCGGAGGTGGTTTTGAAAATTTTTCGTCTACAGCTTCTGTTGTTTGGTTTTTCTCTGTTCCAACAGGCGTATCTCCGGGTGCGTCTGTTCAGGTCACTTATGATATTACGGCAACGAGTCCTGCTACTACCACCGTTGTGTGGGATGTGTTTTTGACAGCAATTCCGGCTGCTATTTCTCTTGAGGAGACAATCTCTGAGCGTCAAGTTCTTGATTTTCTCAAAGAGAAATATAGTCGTGAGTTGGCTGAGCGTTTTAAAAGTCTTGACACAGGCTTCAATGTTCATGCGATGGAAGCGGGTAACCGTTTGAAATTTCATGAGCATGATACGTATTCTCCTGTGGCCGTTCGTGATGATGGTCATGTGAAAGATACTTACCTGGAGTACAAGCAAATTAAGGAAAAGATTGAATTGCTGAAAGTTGAAGCTGATGCAATTAAGTCTGGTATGAAGGCGCCTAGTCGTGCTAAGAGAAGCAAGATTATGGTAGCCAACACTCCAAACAGTTCTGGAGTAACTTCCCGACGTGATGATGATGATTCTAAGTCGGATAGTGATTCGGATAGTGAAGACTATTTTGGTGTCAACATGAAAAAGGTTTGGGGTGATGTGGAGGTCAAATTCCCAAAGAGTCAGGAAATGAAGACGCTCGCGTGGATGAATCGTGATAAACGTAGTCCAGAATGTGTTTCCCTTTCCGATGCTGTAAAACTTGGTTATCTAGTGCAAACTGGACCCAAGACTTATGAGTCGACTCCTGTGGATACTGACTTCGTGTATTCTGCTGCTGATAAGGCGAAACTCAGTAGCGGTGTTGCTGCGGGTGGTGGCGTCCAAGATTTGACTCAGTCTACGACTGATCTTATTAAAGACGTGACGACCGCGGTGTTGGCGGCAAAGTCTAATTCTCACAAGAAATGACGTGGCTTGGGCCTCGTGTGTAGGATGTGTTTCTTAGGTTTTGTTGGCTGTGTGTGCGACAAGGAGGAGTATTGACATGGTTAACCCCCTGTTATCAGTGCTCTGAGTGTCTTTGTTTGCGTGTGTTTCGTTTGTGTTCGTCTGTGTGAGGTTTTTTAAAACTTGGTGCTCGAAAGAGTTGTTTGTAGGAAGTGCATTCGGCTTCGGCAGTTGCATAACTTTATGACTTCTAGGTTCTTTTTATTTACTCATCACAGTCATTAAAAATTGTTAGCTTGTTTTGGTTAGTGG